CTCGGCACCATCGAGTTTAAGCTCGGCATGGGCGAGCGCCCCGTAATGTCCGTCCGTATGATCGGGCTCGACGGCGGCGTTACGGCCGCATCTCCCGCCTCGCTGACTTTGACTGGCTTCCGCACGCCGCTGGCGGTTACGGATGCAAATACGGGCGACCTGATCTTTGGCGGAACGTACACCGCAGCAACACCGACGCTTACGGGCGGCACTTCGTACCCGTCGCAGGGATTGCAGATCAACCTTGGGAACGATCTTCAGTACGTTCCGCTTCTCGGCGGTGAGCAGATCAACGTCGTGAATCGCGAGGTTACCGGCTCCGTCGTGCTTGACCTTACCGCTGCTCAGGTAGTGACGTTTATGGCCGCCGTCAGAGCCAACACCTTGCAGGCGCTCGGCATGATGCACGGCACGGCGGCGGGAAATAAAATCCTGATCTTTATGCCGGCAGTTCAGCTCATTAACCCGAGCGTTGTCGACGTAAACGGCCGCGCAATGATGGGCTTTGACTTCCGCGCGGTTCCCTCAAGCGGTAACGACGAAATCAAACTGGTGGCTCACTGATGTTTAAACTCGACCCCGATCCCGTCTTCTGGTCTTCCGTTCGCCTGACCGTTCCCGGCGAGGCGGAGCCCGTTGGCGTGGAGTTTCAGTTCGCGCATAAATCCGTAGACGATCTGCGCGGCTGGATGGAGGAGATTAAAGACCGGGCCGCGAACGACGGGACGACGATCAAGCAGATCGTGCGGGGCTGGCGCGGCGTTGATGCGGACTTCTCCGAGGACGCCGTAGTGCGCCTCGTCAAGAATTACCCCGCCGCTGCGGTCGAGATCGTCGAGCAGTATTTGCGCGCGCTAACAGAGAGCCGCGCAAAAAACTAAAAGCCGCCGCAGTTCATTGGGCTCGCGGCGGCTCGGAGGATCACGCGGAGGCGCTGCGCGCGTTAATCGCGTTTGGCGCTCAAGAGACGGACTTGGCGGAGTTGCGGGCTCACGCGGCGGAGCATGACGCCGCGTTTGCGGTTTGGCCCGAGAACTGGGCGGCAGTCGAAGCGTTTTGCTGCATGGCGAGCCAGTGGCGGCTAATCACCGGGGCTAGCTCCGCTCACTGGCAGGGCCTTCGGTACGAGGCGCTTGAGTCCGTCTTCCGTCTTCTCCTCGTACCGCGCAAGCGCAGGCCGGAACTGTTTGGGCAAATTCGGCTGATGGAATTCGCAGCCCGTGACGCTCTTAACGCGAGGCGCGACCGATGACAGATGTAACGATCAGGCTACGGCTCGACGGAGCTAGCGCAACGGTTCAAGACATCACCCGCGTAGAAAACGCGCTTGATGAAATCAACAACACATCGCAGAACGTAACCTCTAGCGCAACGACGATGGGCGGCGCTCTTAAAGGCGCTTTTGCTGCCGTCGCGGGCAGCGTCGTCGTCGGTCAACTGATCAGCGTCCTTAACGAAACGGAGAAGCTGCGCGGCTCTCTCGAAACCGTAACCGGCAGCGCGTCTAAAGCCGCAACCGCTTTTGACGCCTTGACGGACTTCGCCACTAAAACCCCGTTTGAGCTAGAGCAGTCCGTAAGCGCGTTTATCAAGCTCAAATCGCTCGGGCTACAGCCGACGGAGGCCGCGCTTACCTCCTTTGGCAACACTTCGGCTGCGATGGGGAAAGACCTCAACCAGATGATCGAAGCCGTCGCGGACGCGGCGACCGGGGAGTTTGAGCGCCTTAAAGAATTCGGCATCCGCGCAAAGCAGCAAGGGGATTCCGTATCGCTTACTTTCCAAGGCGTCACGACGACGATTGGAAATAACTCGGAGGAGATTCAGAAGTACCTCGTCGATATCGGAAACGTGAACTTTGCCGGAGCGATGGAAGCGCAGATGGAGCGCCTGCCCGGCAAGTTCTCAAACCTCGGCGACGCTATATCGGGGCTTGGTCGCGCGTTCGGAGACGCCGGAGCGACGGAAGCTATCGGGATGATCGTCTCGGGGCTAACCGACCTGACGGTCTGGGTTACCGAGAAGATACCGATTGGGCTTGCATACCTTCGGGCGGCTTTCGTCGAAGAGTTCGGCAAGATTGATTACAAGATCACGCTAATTGGCGGCGCTTTTGAAATCCTGACCACTTCCATGCAAGTGCTCTGGGATAACGCCTTAAACGCGATCAAAGGAAAGCTTGCAGAATGGGCTGATTCGGCTGCCGGGCTTCTTGGCAAGGTTCCGTTAGATATCGCGCAGAGTGCGGCGGCGGGGCTTCAATCGTACGCGGCGCAAACAGCCGCAACGGTCAAGCCGCAGCAAGACCTCGGAGCTACCGTTGATGCCGTCAAAGCAAAGCTAAAGGCAAAGCTCACCGCGATAGAGGAGAACACGCGCGCGCTCATGGACGAAACCGTGAACGCCGCTTACGCGCGCGAGCAGAATAAAACGCTCGCAAGCGCGTTAGACGGTCTTGCGGGATCAGGAGGACGCGCGGCTGCTGGCATCGATAAAGCGAGCGAAGCGGCGGCAAAAAACAGGCGCGCGGTATCTGACTTGATTGATGAGTACGCTCAGCGCGACGCAATGGTGCGAATGTCTGAGCGCGATCAAGCGCGATATACCGCTCAGCTAAAGCTATCAGAGCTTGCGGCTTCGAAAAGCGTCGTTGTTACTGACCAGCAGCGGCAGGCAGTAGACAAGCTAGTAACGTCAACCTACGACTACGAGCAAGCGCAGGAAGCGGCGGCAGAAGCTGACAAAAAAGCGGTTGAAGCTAGGCAGAAAGCGATTGAAGAAGCTCAAAAGAAAATGGAGGCCGAGGCGCAGCTTTGGCAAAAGGTAGTCGAAGGCGCAGTAGAGCGCGTCAACGGCGCTTTTGTCGAGATGTGGAAGAACGTCGGCAGCGGGTTCGATTCGTTCTCCGAGTCGCTAAAGGAGGCATTCAAGCAACTCCTCGCGGAGCTTGCTCACATGGCGCTGACGCGCCCTATCGTTATGAAGCTCGGCGCGGCGCTCGGCATGACCGGCGGCTCGGGCTTTGCCGCTGCGGGCGAGAGCGCGGCTGGCGGCGCGGCGTCGATGTTTAGCGGGCTTTCTAGCATCGGATCACTGCTAGGCGGGATTAAAAGTACGTTTGGCGGCATCAGCAAATTCTTTTCGGGAATGAAAGGCGGGGGCGGTTTATCCGGTGGCTTCAATGCACTGTACGCGACGCGCGCGAATCCGCTTGGCTACGGAAGCGGCCTAAGCGAGGGCCTGTCTGAGTTTCGCTTTGCGCTCGGCGATATCTCGCGCAGCCTCGGGATGGAGGGGCTTGCCGGGAAGTTTGATGCGCAGGGGTTAAAGCTCGACACGTTCGGGCAGTCTCTCGTCGATTTCGGCGCGAACCTCGGCGCAGGGATGGCCGGAAGCTGGGCGGGCAACAAAGTAGGCGGCGCGCTTTTTGGCGAGCGTAAAACTACGGGCGTTGGCAGTACGCTCGGCGGCGTCGTCGGCTCGGCGTGGGGCCCGATAGGAACCGCAATTGGCTCCTTCATCGGAAGCATTGCAGAGAACGCAATCGGGAAAATCTTTGGGACGGGCGACCTCGTAAAATGGGGCAAGCTAGGGATATCAACCGGAAAGGATATCCCTACAGATGGCTCGGCGCTTAAGACCGTTACGGCAGCCTCAGGGCTTACATTAAGCGCGGTTGCAAAGCGGACGGACAAGGACGCGGCGCTACAGCTTCTCGACGCCTTTACGACGCTAGATGCAACGCTTACCGAGATAGCAAAAGCAGCCGGAGTCACGGTTGATTTTGCTAACCGGGTTTTGGGGACTACATCGCTCAACGTAGACAACGAGGGGCCTAAAAACTCCTTTGGAGTTGGAGCCCGTCTCGACGAGTTTTCTGCGGATGCTATAGAAAACTCGGCAGACGAGTTCGCGCGCCAGTGGATAGCGGAGATCGCGGATCAGTTACCGCAGCGCGTTAAATCTCTGCTCGGAGATACTGCAAAGCAGACGGCGGCGCAGCTCGTTGATCTTTTTAACGTCGGAACCGTCCTTGATCGCTTGCTCTCTATCAAGGTTGTCGACGAAGTAGAGAAGGCGGCTCAAACAAGCGCGACTACGCTGCTCGACCTCTACGATACCTCCACCGAGGCAGTGGTTAACTTTGCTCAGGAAATGACTGGAAGCATCGAGCAGCTCGGGCTTCTTAACGAAAAGCTCGCAGAGCAAAAGCAAGTCGCCGCGCAACTCGCGGTCGCTTACGCCGAAGCGGCGAGCGTAGTGCAGCAGACCTTTGGGCAGGCGATAGAGACGATTCAAAACGAGTTGCTTTCCGCCGACGAGCTTTACGAGAAGCGGCGCGACCAGATAGCTGACCTTACCGCGCAGCTCGGGCAGACGATTGATCCGCAAAAGATCGCGGAGCTAACGAGCCGGATTGACTCTCTCGCCTCGGCCGCGTGGCAGCAGCTAGACGAGACGCAGAAGAAGAGTTTGGGCGAGGAGTTCGTAACCTTCCTGCGCAACGCTCAGGCGCTCGCAGAGCAGCAGATTGCAGCAGGACAGACCGCTTTGGTAGGCCGGGAAACGGCGCTAGCAAGCGGGATAGACCTAGAGGTAATGCGCTCCGCTGCGGAGATTCAATCGGCCGCCGCGCAGCAGTTTGCGGATGCCGCTCAAATCTTTGCGGGCGCGGTAGCAGGATTTAACGGCGGCTCCTTTAACTGGGAGCAATTCCTCTCCGTCTCGTCTGAGGTGAACAACTAAATGCCAGCGTATCCTTCTACGCCGCTTCCGAGCGTCGGCTCTACCGTAACGCCACGCAACCAGATCAGAGTCACTGACGCGGAAGACGGAAGCATACGCGCCGTTTCTCTTTGGACGAGCGAGAGCTATGACGTAGTGATTGTTCACAAAGCCGTGACGAAGACGACGAAAGACACGCTTGAAACCTACTACGCGACAAACAAACTGGCTCAGGTTGATATCACGTGGGACGGATCGACGTACAACTGCCGCTACGTTCAAAAGCCTACATCAGCGGCGATAGGCGGCGGGCTGTGGACGGTGACCGCGCGGTTTGTTGGCAATAAGAGCGGGGGCGGCTAATGCGCCCGCTTTCTCCCGGCACGACGACGGGTACAGCGCAGATCGTCACGCGACCGTTTTTCATCGTGGAGATCGACCTCGCTACCACGCTGCGCTACTCCTCGCGGGGGACGGTCACGTACAACAGCGCAACGTGGACAAAAACACCCCTGCAAGTGGACGTATCGGGCGGAAGCGTTACGTTGTTTAACACGGACGGCGGGCTAACAAGCACGTTCTCTTCGGGCGCTTCTGGTGCCGCTGTCTACGTCTGGATGCTTTACGGAGACGGGACGTTTGCGGACGACTCTGCCGAGCTTGTGCTGTCCGGCGAGGTCGGAGCGATTGCGATCTCCAGCTCTATCGTTCTTCGCGTTCGCCCGGTCGCACAGCGCCTCACACCGCGCCTCTACGTTACGCCTCCTGTTTTCAACTGGCTTCCTCCCGCCGGTTTCGAGATTCGCACGGCAAACGGGGTTTATGTTCTGGAGCGATCACCGTGAACGAGACAACGATCCCGCCGTGGGTGCCGCCCGTTACGCCCGTAGACGGGCTCGCGGGGCAGGAGGATTTGCGCCGGATTACGGCGACGACGGCCGCCATCTCTACCGTGGTTCCCGTCGTCTACGGAGAGGTGCAAATCGGGGGGCGCGTTTTTGCGGCAACCTACGCGGACTCGACGTGGTATATCGGCGCGCTCTTCTGCCTTGGCGAGATAGATTCCTTCGTTAATCTCTACCTCAACGACGCAGCCCCGCCGACGGGATGCACGGTCACGTAT